ACAGGGAACCCGGACAGCCCGAAGCATACACATAACCAAATGTATGATCTTCGAAACCTAGTTAAACTGACTAGACGTAGAAGTATTGTTGATGTCTATTGACTCAACGTTTCGTACGGCTAGCTGCGTTTCCGAAAAACTAACAAAGACTTAGGGATTTTCCAATCTCCTAAGTCCTCCGTCATTAACGGTTGACGGATACAAAAGACTTGAGGTTAGCTCATCTAGAGATCTTTCGAACTCTAGAGTTGCTCTTTCGTCTGATGGGTAATCTGGTTCTTTTAGTAAATTAAAAGATCCAAACCTTCCATTTATTTGTATTCTTAAAGACGCCACTTCGGTTGGCATACTATCCTTACGGACGTATACCTCGGAGTTTGTCTTAAACCACTTTTGAAGTATTTGGTCATCAATTACTTCATCCAGGGTGTTGAAGCCTTGACTTAACTCCACGACGTTTAGTCGTGTTAAGTCAGTAATAAGGGTTTTATACCTTATTGCCCAAGGAGTGAGGTTGAACCTCCTCCTTGTTGTTACATTTTCTCCAGAAAGAATTCTTCGGAAAATATAGGGGCGCTCGATTGATCTGAGCGCTGTTTTCAAAGGAATAAATCCTGCGCTGGTCATCAGCTTGGACCTATCCCAGTGGCGCATAACAATCCATTTTTCTTTTGGTATTTGCATACCAATGCGAACAATTTCTTGTGCGTATGCGGCGGTACAGAGAGTATTGGAATCTTCCTCTCCCACATCATCTTGATCAAATTTTTGCAATAAAGCAATAATTTCATCCTCGATGATTTGATTAGAAAGATCAATTCCACGATTTCTCTGGTTTGAACCAAATCGCGATAAAGTACGATTTATCCAAACGGTTGATTTCCCTTTTAGACAAAGGGAAATAGCTGACCTGTGCAGGGGATGCAATCCTTTCCAAATCCAATCCCAATCCATGTTAAGTGGATCTTCCGTAGGAAAATTTAATCCTCCTACAGAAACGGGTAGATATTGGAAGGTTGATTCTACAGGTGGAATGTGATGGTCCATTCGTGCTCTCCAACGAGAGACGAATTGAATCAAAACATTTTTCCATCCTGTAGGCATCCATCTTAATTTCTTAAGCATGTGGCCTCCTTTCCCGATAGCAGGATTTACTTCCTGACTATCGTTGGGACCGGTACCACATTCCTTACGGGTCGTTGACATAAGTCTCATCATAATTGAGTCTACATGAACTTTTTCTTTATAAGTGCATGAGACGAAATTAAGAGGCTTACCTCTTTTATCCAAGATGCCTTTCATGGAAAGCCTGTTGTGGTGAGTTCTTAATAGAGCTTCTTCACAATAGAATCCTCCACGTTTAGATACAAAGGTCTGTTCTTTGTTTACACAAAGACCATTTCTTTCATGTATCGTTGAAATACATCGGATGTAGTATAGTGGTCCGAAAGCAAGGTAATCATCCCCTGCGCATCGGAATTGTCTCCAAAAAGTTTTTGCACTTCTTGTTGACAAAACTACTATAGTAAGCTCTTCTTGCAAGGTGGTATATGTATACCACCTAAGGAAAGCTTCTTCCTCAGCACAAATGTTATACAGTGTTAAAACTGCTTTTGCGCCGGGGTCTCCCATCAATATACCTCGACTAGAAGTTATTAAATTACCTGTTAAAGGGTATTCAACTATCCTAGCTGAGCAAAGTAAATTTATGGAAGTTTGGATATAGGGATGCAAGTATTTCACGCCACTTTGGTCGTTTTCACCACCATAGTATGTGTTATACTTTCCTATACCATCATAAAAACCCTCAAGTAGCGTTTTACTGATCTTGTGATCACAATAATCAGTAGCCTCTTTTAGGTCAGATGATCCGAAATACAAGCCGGATTGGGAATTAACCATTGCTGGTTTAAAACCTAATTCTTTTGCATATTCGAATCCCTGAGCCGCCGCACCTAAACCGGCGCGAGCCTCAGGTAAAACTGCGAGATAGCCAGTTGTCTGATGACTGAATGGTTGTAAATATTCAACCACTGCAGTCTCAGGGACTGTAGCTATTCGAGCTTTGTTACCAGGTTCACTAATGGCGGTTACCCGCACTATAGGGTGTCTACCTAGTCGTACATCAATAAAGTCTTCGAATTGACCATAAAGAGGACCCGTTAGGATCCCGTCCTTTATGAGCATTTCATAGGACCAGTGATGTATCTGATATCCCAATCGAC